CCAAGAATAGGTGGATTGCAAATGAGCAGTTCAGCAGATGCATCAACTTCTTCTAGCATGAGAGGCACAATAACACAAGATGGTCAGAATGTAAATTACGAAAGAGATTATGTAAACGGTCAACTTGGTGGTCAGAAAATTTCTAGTGGACCTTTTAGTGCTTACGGTAGCAAGGGTGGTGTATCGTCATTGAATTATGGCATAGGAAATGGAATTCAAGTTAGTGCTCAAGGTGCTGCAACTGGCGGACAATTTGATGCATTAAGCCAACTTCGATCAGTTGCTGGCCCAAAACTTGGCGACGCAGGCGGACTATCTATTAGCAATCAAGGACTAACAGACATGGAAGGTGGTCCAGCTGCTGGCCAAACGCAAACCATACAAGGCGATGGTGGCAGTAACGAAAAAATTCTTGGTGTACTACAGGCCATGCTAGACCAGACAACCAAAGGCACAAGACTACAAGGCGAACAATTACAGGCCGCTCGCAACAACTGATAAATACTCCATAACAAAGATTTACATGGAAATTATATGTCCTGGAAAAAATACTTCAAAGCAGTTGGTAACACCGGTGGTCAACTGAGTCCTATAAGTGGACAAAACGCAAGAGGTCCTGCTTACGGTAGTGGTGGTTCTGGCGGACAGTTTGGTTTTAAAAACTATCAAAGTCATCTACCAGAAGTTTATTCTGGACATCCAAACAGAATAGAACGCTACAATCAGTATGAAAACATGGATACTGATAGCGAAATCAATGCTTGTTTAGACATTATAGCAGAGTTTTCAACACAAAAGAACGAAAGCAACAACACTCCATTTGAAGTTCAATACACTGATAAGCCAACAAATAACGAAATTGAAATAATACGCACACAACTACAACAGTGGACAAAACTAAACAAACTTGATCAGCGTATGTTCCGTATTTTTAGGAACACTATAAAGTACGGCGATCAAGTGTTTGTGCGTGATCCAGAAACATTTGAACTGTACTGGGTTGACATGACCAAGGTTGTGCGTGTGATTGTTAATGAAAATGAAGGCAAACGACCTGAGCAGTATGTGATTAGAGATATAAATCCAAACTTTCAGAATCTCAGTATTGCACCTAAGAAAACCACAGACTATGGCACAGGATTAAATTCAGGAGAAATAATCGGAACTGGCGGCAGTGCCATGGGCGGTTCAAACTATACTATTCCTAATGCACCAGGCGGACAAAGCAGATTTGAACACACAGTAAATGAAACAGTAATTGATGCTAAAAATGTAGTGCATCTTGGACTCAGTGAAGGATTAGATTTTTTCTGGCCTTTCTCGCAGAGTGTGCTGGAAATGATATTCAAAGTGTTCAAACAAAAAGAACTGCTTGAAGATGCTATATTGATCTACAGAGTACAACGTGCTCCTGAAAGACGTGTATTCTACATTGATGTTGGAAACATGCCATCGCATCTAGCCATGCAGTTTGTTGAGCGTGTAAAAAATGAAGTACATCAAAGACGTATACCAAATCCACAAGGTGGTCAACAAACAACCACAATGGATACAACCTACAATCCATTGTCAATCAACGAAGACTACTTCTTTCCTCAAACTGCAGAAGGACGTGGATCAAAAGTTGAAACACTTCCAGGTGGTGAAAATCTTGGACAGATTGACGATCTAAAATATTTTAACAATAAAATGTGCAGAGGCTTGCGTGTTCCTAGCAGTTATCTACCAACCGGACCGGATGACTCAGATAGACCAATGAACGATGGAAGAGTTGGTACTGCTCTTATACAAGAATACAGATTCAATCAGTATTGCGAAAGATTGCAAAAGCAGGTGATTGAAAAACTCGATGATGAATTCAAAATGTTTATGCGTTGGAGAGGTTTCAACATTGATAGTGGACTTTTTAACATTACATTTGCACCTCCACAGAATTTTGCAAGTTATAGACAGGCCGAACTGGACACAACAAGAATTCAAGCATTCAGTGCATTAGAACAACTACCCTACATGAGCAAGCGTTTTCTTATGAAACGCTATCTTGGATTAACTGACGATGAACTTCAAGAAAATACTGAGTATTGGGAAGAAGAAACCGGACAACCAATTGAAACTGAACCAACTGGTAGTGATTTACGTACAGTAGGTATCAGTCCAGGCGACTTTGAAGGTGATGTTGAGATGGGCGATGCAGTTGCTGGCGAAGAGGCTGCCGGTGGCGAAGAAGTTGATGTAAACGTTGACATGGCTGCACCAGCCGCTCCTGAAGAACCTCCTGCATAAATACTATTATGAAACTATTTGAATTTTATGATGCAACGGCAGACGGATATCAAGAACAGAAAGATGATAACTCTGTTCCAGAACTTGGCGAGTTGCGTAAAACAAAACTCACACTAAAGCAGATATCTAAACTGCGTAGAATGTACGATCTTAGAAACTATGAGAAGAATCAAGATCTCAAACGTATTCAAGCACAATTTGCTCCACCTCCACCACAGATGTAGGTTAGCACAGAAAATAATTCATTTTCTACCACTTTTACCCCTATAAACTACTAGTTTTTCTATTTTGGTGTAAGTACTATACTGAGCCCAATACTTAGAAGGATTATTTTAATGAACAAATTTGAGCAACTTATTGAATTCGTCATCAACGATGATGAAAAAAATGCAAAAGCTCTTTTCCACGATATAGTGGTTGAGAAGTCAAGAGACATATACGAAGAGATTATGTCTGAAGAATCAGAAGCAGAAAAAGATGACCATGCTGAAAAAGCTGGTGAGAAAGTAACAAAAGACATCGAGTATGATGATAAAATGGATGAGTCCATTGAAGAATCAGATTTAGGTGGATCACAGGTTGACGATCTCATTGACGAAGTTGAGGCCGAAGAAGAAGGCGTTAGAATGGAAGATGAAGATGAAGAAATCGAAATGATCGACGTAGATGTTGATGACGACGATGACGACGACGAAGATTTAGAAGACCGTGTTGTAGATATCGAAGACAAATTAGACGAACTAATGGGTGAATTCGAAGAGCTAATGGCACAGGTTGACGATAACACAGATGACATTGAAGGCGAGCAAGACGAGATTTCAGACATTGATAGCGATACTGACATGGAGCAGGACGAGATTGATGACATGGAAGACGAAATGGATGAGCCAATTGATGTTGATGTTAAAGTAGAAGGTTTAGAAGAAGGTGTAGAATTAGTTGCAGCTCCTAAGCCAGTTACAACATCACCAGCTAGTAAAAGTCCAGTAGCAGCCAACTCAGGTCAAAAAGGAATGGATGCAAAGCCAGTAAACATTGACGCAGGCAACAAAGGTGCACAAGGGCGTGCAACACCAAAGTATGGTGACATGAACGCAACTACAAAGCCAGATGTTAAGCCAGCTACAAAACCTGAACTAGCACAAGCTTCTGGTGTTAACACCAAAAGTGTTATAGACTAATCTAGCTTAGGAACCGAGTATATGGGACAGCTATATCTTAGAGAAAACCTTACTTTCGAAGCCGCAAAAATTAACTTGTTGAAGGCAAAGACGGTAAGGATCTCTATATGGAAGGCATCTGCATACAAGGTGACGTAAAGAATGCCAATGAGCGTGTTTATCCTGTAAGTGAAATAAAGCAAGCAGTTGATACTCTTAACGAGCAAATCAAAGAAGGTAACAGTGTTCTTGGCGAAGTAGATCATCCAGATGACCTTAAAATTAATTTAGACCGTGTATGTCATATGATTGAAAGTATGTGGATGGACGGTCCAAATGGTTTTGGAAAATTAAAAATTCTCCCAACTCCAATGGGGCAACTTGTTAAAACTATGTTGCAATCCGGCGTGAGATTGGGTGTTTCGAGTCGTGGATCAGGTAATGTTGATCCACATAACGGACGTGTCAGTGATTTTGAAATAGTTACTGTAGACGTGGTCGCCCAACCCAGTGCGCCTAATGCGTATCCAAAAGCAATTTATGAAGGACTGATGAACATGAAACATGGTCATCGTATTTTAGAAATGGCAAGAGAATCTGGCAAGGACGGCAAAATACAAAAGTACCTGAAAGATGAGGTTACTCGTCTTATCAGAGACCTAAAAATTTAGGAGAATCGCATGTTAGATGCTATTAAACCACTATTAGATAGCGATCTCGTCAATGAGGACACTCGTACTGCTATTGCTGAACAATGGGAAGCAA